TGGAGTCCTTGGGAGTAATCTTTGCGATGATATCAAGTATAGAATAAATGCTGTTCACGGTCTTTTCCTTATCTCGCCGAGCTCTTAGGTTCGGGTTTGGTAATTTTAGTTGAACCCACTGGGCTAGTAGTGCCTTGCTCGAGTTCGTTGGTTGTTTTGCCGTCAGATTTTTCCTTGCCAGCAATTTCGTGTTTGGTTGTTTCTAATTCTTTTAAAAACGATGTCAGACGTTTCTCACCGACAGCATCCTGAGCCGATTCGGCTTTTAGTTCCGGTTGCTCAAGAATCGATTCTTTGTCGTCAGTGATGTCATCGGATAATGCTTCTTCTTGTTCCATCTGTGCTTTGGTGTAAACGCATACAGACGCACCGGGAATACGAGCACGCTCAACGATGAGTTGGCGTATCTGTTCAACTATGGTGGGATATCGCACAGCGACATCAAACATGTAGCATTCGCAAGGCCCATTTTTGGGAAAATCTCTATGATTCTGTATAGGCATGCGCTTGACTTTGCTGATAGTTTCAATTTGATAGGCGTCCAGAGCCAATTTGATGGCTTCCATCACCGGGCCTCTGGGCTCTATGTCAGCGATTTTCACGCGGAATTCAAAGAGCTTGTTGGCTTCATAAAAATAAGTCTGGAAATCTTTCATGTTAGGTTCCTGTTCCAAGTATTTATGCGGATTTATTATTTTGATCCCGGGCGGAATCTAGTATCTGCTTGAGTATTTCGTTGCGGTCCAGCACTATGCCCTGCCCTTCGACAGTATTATCCTCAGGAGATTCTTTATTGATTTGATAGTCCAGTCTAGCCTTACTGAGTTGTAACTGTATCATTCGCAGTTTTTTGTCCATTTTTGCGGTTTTGGCAGCAATGGCATGTCCCAGTAAAGTTGATGCGGTCTGTAATATCACTCCTGAGTAACGTGGTTCGACATTCATGCCCAGATCCATGAGATCCTTAAATTTCTCTTCGGCCAGACTGGCCAGCTCGTCCATCTCATGGTCTGCGGCTTCTAGTTCTCGCACCATTGGTAAGGCAGCGTCAATTTTATCAATCGCTGTGTCAACTTCTTGTATTATCTCCTGTTGTTGTTCCACCAGGGAAGGAGCATTATTTTCTTCAGAATCTGCCAATGGCAGATTCAGTAATTCTTCTAATTTTTTAGTCATAGTTTTATTTAATTAAATTTTAATCCGCAAAATTACCAATCAAATATCTATTAGACATACAAGGTTTATATTCCCAGTCGCTCAGCGATACATCGTGCGCAGTTCCTACTTTTTTATTATTGACCAACGACATTCCCGAAGATCTCAAGAAGGATCGATCTATGTTACGGTATAGATGTATCATTCCTCGCATAAAAGTTTTATATCCTTCGGTGTTTTTAAAATCATCGAGCCAATAATCCCACTCATGAAACACTGCTCGCACTGGTTTATAACACTGAAAAATATTAAGATCGTAATCGGGGTAGATTATTGCTTTTGCAATAGATTCATAAGCTGTTCTATTATATGGACTCTGTAGCCATTCGTAATCCAGCATGTATCTCAACATTTGATTGGTTGGGGATTCGAACCATTTTTTTATTAGATGCGCCTGTTTCGCGATCATTGCCCTGGCATCAGGGCTCCAAAAAAACATTTCAGCACGAGTATTAGTAAACCCGTTATGTACCATTGCCGGTCCAGCGTTGTGTAGCGGTCTATCCATAAAATATGTGTAAACCTTTCCGCCCTCGACTATTACCTTGGGTTTGTCCAATCCAAAAATAATGCCGACTTTTTTTCCTTTATCAAATTCTTTGAGATGATCGTATATAGAGGCGTGATTGTATCTTACCACACAGCCAGGACTGATGTAGTCACCGATCCAATGGATATAATTTTCATCCCAGAGAAGATTTTTATTGTCGATTATATCAGTACTAAAGTCATGTATGGTGATTTTAGTAGTCGGGCTAATTTTAGTAAACCAATCTAAAATTGGTTTCGCGGCAAATTCATATTCGCTGAATTCATTGCTGGCGCCAAAATGTTTGCTGGATTGGTATTTTTTTGTCCCGGACGTGGGGTGACGATATATTATTTCGTCAATGAAAAGATTTGCCTGTACAAAACTGTAAAGTATCGTTGTAGAATCTGATCCTCCACTAAAATTTAATATGATATAATCATATTTTTCTCGTAGTTCTTTCGCTCTATTCTGATAGTATAATCTTATGTCCCCTGGAGGTTCGACACCCCAGTTAAATTTACCAAATACTTCGTCATTGAAATTCCAATGTAGGTCGGAGTATTTAAAGCCCAATCTCGATCCTTCAAGTAATGCGCTGGCTTTATCCCAATAGATTTTTCCGCCAATCTCATACCACCCCATTGCGGGATCTTGTGTAAAAGTGGTGTGATCAAATTTAATCATGTAAATCGATAAGAGTTCAAAGTTATTTACTGGAGGTTCCGCTGATGTAAAAAGAAAAAGGACCAATGGTCCTTTTTCCTATTTTTAAAGATAAAAAATATTATCTATTACGGATTTTCGAAACTAAGCCCGGCGAAAAGAAATTTTCAAACTTTTCGTAAACTGTTTCGGTGCGTTGTTTAAATTCAAGTTGATCCTGCTGACTCAGGCTAATAACTTCTTTTCCTTCAGATACCAATCTTGATTTTGCGTTTTCGCCATCTTTGATAGATTCTACTCGTTCTGCTCTGCCTGCGCGGACAGCGGCTTCTTTGATGATCTTTTGTAGATCTTCGCCGAGGCTCTGCCAGAAGGTGTCAGTGATGATAATTGATGTTAAAAATAAACTGTGCTGTGTATCAATAACTGCCTGACTAAACTCATTTTGGTTTAATGGATAGATACGGGGTAAAGCACTTTCTCCACCAACTACGATGCCATCATTGACTCCTGAGTTAATTTCTTCCAATTCCATCGCAACTGGATTCGCTCCGATTGCGCGGAATGTTTCCATGGCCATTGGATTCTTGTTGCTACGAACTGAAAGTCCGGCAAAATCAGCCAATGTACGTACTGCTTTTGATGATGGAACACAACGGAAGCCGCCTGAATATGTAAAAGCAAGTCCCCGAACATTACTTTTTTCTTTGATAGATCCAAGTAGGTATTCTCCGACTTCGCCTTCGAGTACACGACTAGCATGATCATGATCTTCAAATAAGAACGGCATATCAAGAACGTGCATATCGTCGCTGTATTTTTCTGCCAACCAGGTTGTGTACATCTGGCTCATGTCAATTTTTCCAGATTCCATAAGATCGAGCAGGTCATGTTTGGTGACAACCACTCCATCATTGTAACGCTGGCTGTACTCAGCAAGTGTCATAATTTCTACTTCAATTTTGTACTTGCTTTGTAAAGAATTGACTTCGCGCTCAAAATCTTTGGCAGCACGAACAAATAGACTTAAAGGTTCGTGTGCGATTACCCAACGTATTTTTTTTGCAGTCGTCATAATATTTTATTACCTTTATTAACTTTTCTGGATCGACGAAACTAGACCAGGAGTAAAGTAATCTTCATATTTGATGTAGATTTCTTTGGTTGCTTCTTGGAACTTGGCTTTTTCTTCTGCGTTTAACTTCACGATCTCGATGCCGTCTTTAGCGGCACGTTCTTGTGTAGCGGCTACATCAGCAACAGACAGATCGCGCTCATGGCGGGCGGCAGCAATGGCGGCGTCGGCTACAACTTTTTGTAGATCTTCGCTGAGGCTGTTCCATAATGTTTCACCAATCAGAATCGATGTCAAGAACAAACTGTGCTCTGTATGATTGATGACTTTAGAAACAGCATTTTGTCCAAGAGCATAAACACGTGGGTATGTGCTTTCACCAACAGTGACGTCGGCTTGTGCAAGACCTTCTGTTAGTTCTTCTAGTTCCATCGGAACTACATCAGCACCAACTGCTTTAAATGTGTCAATGGCAACTGGAGAGTGCGATGTACGAATTTTCATACCGCGCAAATCTTCAATCTTAGAAACCGCTTCATTACCTGGGATGATACGGAAACCGCCCGAGTATGTGAAAGCAAGACCTTTGATCTTCTTTTCTGCGCTGAGGCTACCGAGCAGGCTCTTGCCAACTTCGCCCTCGAACACGCGACTAGCATGATCGTGGCTTTGAAACAGGAAAGGCAAGTCCAGGGCGTAGAAGTCTTTGTTGACTTTGCCCAGGGTGATGGTATATGTCTGGCTCATTTCAATTGCGCCGCTGTCAAGCAAATCAACTAGATCGTGTTTGCTAACTGCTTTACCACCATTGTATTTTTCAGCATATTCGCTGAGTGTGAGTACTTCAATATCTAACGCACCGGGGGCTTTTGCTTGTACTTCGGCAGCAAAAACTTTTGCAGCACGGATAAAAAGTTCGATAGGCTCATGTGCGAGTACCCAGCGAATTTTTTTTGCTTGTGTCATTTGGGGAGTCTCCTTGAATATAGGGATGAAAAAAACTAAACTTCATTAGTTTACTGAATTATTTACCTTTTCCTTGGTGAAATATCTGATCTTCGGTGACTACACGGAAGTTTAGACCTTGATTTTTACACCAAGCACGGGCCGCTTCCCACTTGGCCATGTTAAGCAATACAAATGCTTGATCTCGGGTGCTACGAGCGTTTTCCATGGCAGTTTCTTTCTTGGGTTTTACTTCGATGACGTCTCCGTGTTGTTTGCCGTTTTTGTCTGTGTATATGATCAAAAAATCAGGAACATAGATAGTATTTTTGTTCGTAAGTGGATTGCGATAATTGATGTGTACTGCTTCGCTGGCCCACTGTAGAATATTGGGATTGTTGTCACAGAAATTCATGAAAACAAATTCCCAGGCGCTTCTATATGTAGGTTGTTTTTTTCCTACATATTTTTCAGGATTTTTTATCTGGAATTTACCTTGTGCGTACTTGCTCATGGCAATATTGATCGTTCAATGTACTTGTTGCGTATGGGCTGATTATTGACACCCAATAGGCTGGTGCCGATACGATTAAAGTTCAAGAACATACAGATATAAGCCGACAACTGAGTTTTTTCTAATTTGGCAAATTGATCCAACACTACCATTGGATCAATACCTTGGCTGCGACTGGTATAAATTACTGCGCTGGCCAAAGCCGCGGCGCTTTCTTTGTTTTCTGAAATTTTTTCAAAAAATGAAAATATCGCATCATTGACCGTACCAGGTACATCTATAGAACTCTTAAAATAATTATTAAAATATTCCTGAGTGGTTCCGTACTCAGTGCGTGTATAATTGGTTATCTCTGTAGTGGCCACGATTATTCTCCCCCGGAGATATCAGGAAATCTTGGATTGTAGGTACTGGCAGATGGCGATCTTGATGTTACCACTGAACCACCATTACTGCGTACCGATCCAGATCCAAATCCAATACCGCTTGCCAATGTTCCCAAGCCCGAAGAAACTTTACCGGCTAAACTAGACACCGATGGAATGTTTACCTTTGACAAAGGATTATTGCCTCTTAATATATCCATACCAACACTGGTCAGTTCTGCTCCAGCAATGGCCTTTAAATCTTTGCCTCGGAAATTCTGAAACCCTCTCGCACCTTTGAATGCTGCACCAAGGAAGTTACCTTCGGCGAGATCTGTGGTGACATCGTCGACTGTGTCAAGCAGTCCGCCTGGACCTAGGATACTGTTTGTTCCTCCTCCGGCTGGAGTCAGTGGACTGGGTCTCTTGTCATAGTGTAAATCTGCGAAGCCAGTGACAGTACGACTGGATGCCCAACCGTGGGCATATTTTACTGTTTCGTAACTTATGGTCATTTCGTGAGTCATCAACTCATTGGCACCATTTTGATGCTCACCGTGTCGGAATGCTGTGATGACTGGATTGATCAATGTGTATTCGCTGAATCTTTTTTGGTGTAAGCTGTAGATCCTAACAGCACGAAGGAACTGCTGTGTCGATGATTGACTGCGTGGGTAACTCCTAGGGCTATATCCCCAGGCCTGGGCCTGTCTCGGACTATATTTGTGAGCAGAAGTGTAAACGCTGTGCTGGTAATCGCTGTCTCTATAATAATAGCTGTAGTAGTCGTACCAGAAATCTCTAACCACATCTGCCGAATCATCGTGGAAGGAAATCTGTACTGGATCATATTTGATTTTATTCTGTACCACATTGACACGATTGTAGGCGTTTAATGTTTTGACATCCACAGTAAATTTTGGTAGGGATGCTGTCTTGACCACCATCCCTAACTCTAGCAATTGATCTCTAGGCATCCTACTGACTTCGGGGTTGATGTCGAAAGCCACATGGAACAAGAATCCATACTTGGGACTCAGTCTATAGTTGTCGTCAACAAACAGCCTGGCGCCATGAGCGTAGTCTTTGATCTGGTCGCCGGTGGCAAGTTGTTTTAAAAACTGATTAATGCTGGGCATCGTGTTGATCTCAAGTTATTTCAAATATTTATGGTAAAAAAAACCCGGCTTAGCCGGGTTTTTTAGAGGTCTTACTCTAATTCTACTCTGTTCTTTAAGTCTCGTCTGGCTTAGCCAGTAATGGTAGATCCAATCGTACGAGCGACCGTTGAACCCACACCAGTTCCAATCGGAGATTGGATAGCATTATCGAATCGTATAGTCAAGGCGATTGTTGCGGGTTCATTTGAACCGTAATTCATTTCGCCGTAGTCAACTTGGCTTACCTGGCAGCCATAAAGTTCCCAGGTTTCTAAAATATTGGGAGTGGAAGCTCCGTTTCCGCCATCCAATACTTCGTAGCGCAGGATAAATTTATAATCAATACCTGACGCGGCGGAACTCTGCTCCATAAAATCAAACTGCTTTTGTATTTGTTCGCCAACTAACTTGGCCACATTACCGGCAGCATCATCGCGAAGATTAACAGATGTTTCTTGCCATTCTGGTTTTCCTTGGAGGTAAACCTTGCTGTTATAAACATCGATGGCAAACGGATTGAAGTTCACCGATGGACGTTTAATGTCCATGACCTGCTTGGTCAATTCTACTTTAGGTTGGCTAACACCGAATCCGTCAAATGAAGCACGGAATCGAAATTTAAGTTTTGGCATCAACAGGCCTTGCGCCGATGCGCTTTGGTCTGTGGCTAAAGGTACTGTAAATCTTGTCAATGACGAAACAGACATCTTTTATTCTCCTGTTACAGATATTTATCTGTGTACAAGCTTCTAACGAGAGAGTTGGACTCTCTCGTTATATACTCATATTATCCACCCAACTTGGCGATATCGCCGGGGTTCTTCAAACGGATTGGAATGTAGATATATTCCACAGCCTTCATTGGCTCAATGGCTATGTCAACATACAATTCGTTTCTAGCGATGCGATCAGGTGTATTGTTTGAACTATCGCAGACTACTAGATAGTCGTAAACAGCACGTTTTGCTACTAAATCGTTTAAAGCACCTTCAATGATCGACTTGATTTGGTCGCGTGTGATTTTATCATTGGGTTCAAACAAGAATCCATTACCCACAGAAGCAAGTATCGTACGGATGTAGTTCACTAGACGTGCTACATTGATACGGTCCATGGCCGATGCGGTCGGATTTCGTGTTTTCTGACCCCAGGTAACTAATCCAACACCTGGAAGGATGGTCAATGGGTTGACACGATTTTCGTACAAGGCATCACGCATTCCTTGATTGATACCATTGCGCACAAATGAGCCTGTGCTTGAGTCAACGTAGCCAATGTCGGTAGCATTATCAATCAAACCGCGTCGTGTGCCGGCGGGTGCAAACCACTGATATGAAATGTTATCGTTGCGTATGAAAGTTCTTAGCATCATATGGCTAGCAGGCACAACGATGGTATTTCCATCAACGTCATTGGTTAAGCCGCTTGGATAAAACACACCCAAATATGGATCTGCTGTGGACAATCCGTCACCATTGGTATTATTAGCCCAGTTAGCGATACGTATGCTGTTAGCAGGTAGTGTCAGTGGTGTGTCACCAATGACAAATGCTGTGTTCTTACGATCATTATTGAGAGCCACCATATTGGTGATCAGTTCTGGGTAACCTGGTGTAACAATCAAGTTAAAGAAGAACTGCTCTTCGCGTACCTGAGTATTGCCATCTAATGCGCTACGCATGGCCTTGACCACCATATTGCGTTGTGCTTGTGTGCCCATATAAGGTGCGCCAGAGTCTTTGAGACCACTGACACCAACCCAAGCTGACGCTACATCAGGAAGACTGTCGGCTTCGGGGAAGCTGTCTTCATTGAAATAATCGCCAATGTATTTCTTGACGTTAAATCCTGAACGACGTGTATTAAATAACAAGGTACCACGTGGGTAAAGTCTTGGATTGGGCGCGTCAAGATCTACATAGTCGCTTTCCAACATTTCGACCACATCAGGTAAATCATCCGCAATCACATCGGCTGTTCCACCTGTGTCATCGCTGTAACCATCCCAACGAGCATCTGCGAAAACAATACCATTTTGGCTGGTACGATCGGTGTTGTCGATAGATACCCATTGTCCGCTGGTGTTATAACGATACAATTTAGGATAGTTTTCAAGGTCGGAAGTATCTAACCAGATATCTCCAGCTGCCAGCGCACCCCCAGAGTTGTTTGTCTTGGGTTTGGTTGGAGTGATGATTGGTCCCAGAGAGTCAGTTAATGCGAGATTGTAACCACGAGCATCAGTGGTCACGTTACGATAGCCTTTCCAGGCTGTGCCATCATTGATCATGATGTCAACTTGTGTGGGGTCACCAAAATACCAAAGTGTGCCATCTTCAGGTGCTTTATAAGGTGCTGTAAAATCAGCGAATAGTGGGTATCCGCTAAACACCGGAGTGGTATCAGTGATATTCACATAGTTACTCACAAACATGTATGTGCCGTTGTCACGTGTGTTAGAGAAAGTAAAGCCAGCACTGGTCAACGGTGTTCCGCTGAGATTGCGCATCTTAATCAATCCGCCAGCGGTTTGTTGTATTTGTATATCCCCATTGGTGCGTATAACTGCTCGTACTTCCGGAATGTTGGCAGCTGCTATAGCAGTCACAAACTTAGTAGCGTAATCACTAATTGATGATCCATTGGCGATAGTGACTGTGTGTGATGTAAGAGTTGAAGAACCTGACTGGCTGACCAAGAATTCTATGGTTCCGCCTGTTATACCTGTAGGTGTTTGAGTTTGTGCCGAAATTCCAGATCTCTGTTTGATATAAAGACGATAGATCATCTCAGTGTCAGAAAAATCTAATGCGTAATCGGATCTAGTACGGAAGAATAGTGTTCCAGCCGCTGTGCCAAATCCACCGGCCACTGGATCAAAAGCATAAATGGCTTCTTCTTCTGTGCGGTATACTGGGGCAGCCTGAGACGTCCAGGATCCTGAATCAGCGTTGAATTTTTTAACAGGAACGTTCATGCCGCCGCCAGTGGCAGAAGTCTTGATGTAAACGCTGCCGGAAGGACGCTTAGATGCGGAAGCACCCCAATTTGGTACATCAACATATGAGCCGTAATGTACTGTTGGAGCATCATAAGTGGCTGCAGTGATTCCTAAATCAGCCAATGGTGTCCCTACAGAATTAGAAATAATCATCTTTCCGTCACGGGGATCATTGCCAGAGGTGGTATATGTAACATATAACTCGAGATAGCCGTTGTTGTTTCTAGCACGGATACCTTGTGGTACTGTGTCGTCGGCATTGTATTCAACAAATGTGTTGTTGATATCGGCTACTACCTGAGTTAAAGTTGTTCCAGTAAAAGTGACCGTTGTGCCGTTGATGGTAATCTCATCTCCAATTGTGACTGTTGGATTTAACTCTGTGCCAATTACTGCTGGTACAGCACGATAACGCCATTCATCACTACCAACTCGACGCCAAACATTGCCAGAATCTTTCTTGAAAACACGTCCATCAAACAGATCGTTTTTTATGATGGCGGTTACAGCATAATCTCCGATGTTTCCGATTGAAGCCAAGGGTTTCAATGTAGACCCACCTTCGGTGTCGTCTTCGTCGGTGATAAGAACAGGAGTTTTTTCTGTAAAAGTTTTTGAATCAAAATCCCATTCAAAAATTCCCCAGGTCGCTTCTGCGAGATCGATCCAATAGGTGCTGTCTTCAGGTTCGCCGATGGGACGTATGGAAGTAGCTTCAAGTTGATCAAGGTCAATGTCGGCACGTATAGCATAAAGTCTGTTTGCGCCTGCCAGTGCCGAATAAGCGGTCATTAAACCATATTCGTTTAGTGGGCTGCCGTGTATGGGTGTGCCTGATGCGCTTTGTTTGAAAATAGGATAGCCAAGTTGGGCAACCAATTCTCTCTGGCTAGTGAAAACCTGTAGTTTACCAGCATTGGCTTTTGATGTGCCAGCGGCATAACTACCATTGGCTGTTTTATCTTGTGCGGTAGCGAGAACCAACAGAGGTGTAGTTCCAACTGCGCCGGGTACGTATTGGCTCTCGTCTGTGACTGAGAGTTGTAAACCTGGGGAAATCAGTGCCATGTTATTTTCCTTTATATGACAAGTTATGAGTATTTATTTTATGGCACTAAAAAAGGACACCTATAGTGCCCTTAATTAAGGTATCTGTCTTAAATATACGTATGACAAAGAGAAAATTGTGTCCGGTATGCGGCGAAAAGCCGGTGGCTGTCAACTGCCACCATGGAGATAGGGTCTACTATCGAAGCCGTTGTGATAGTTGTATCAGGAAAAGCCGTCGATTAAAACCCCGTGCGCCTTTATGGTTTAAACAAGGTTATAGGAAAAAAAGCAAGTGCGACCGTTGCGGATTTAAATCCAAATCAGATCGACAGATGTTTGTTTTCCATGTTGACGGCGATTTACAGAATGTGGACTGGAATAATCTAAAAACAGTTTGTGCCAACTGTCAAATTGACTTGTTTTTAAATCAGTCGGGGTGGGCCATGTCGCCTAGCGTACAAGGGTTTTGAGCCGGCCATAGAGATCCTCGATACTGCCATTATTATCGATAACGTGATCAAAATTGGTACCGATCCAAGACCATTCCGAAGCATGTACTCCGGGATATTTTTGTACCATTAACTCTTCATGATCTTCTAAGATATATTGTTCAAATTCGGGTGTAGTATTTTCTGTGAGAGCACACTGATACCATTCAGGAAGATCGCCCCGCTGTATCCACGAAACTGCACCACCGGTTTTTTTAATGGCCTGTATCTCATTGGGGAAACGACAGTCAGAAATAACCACATCATCCTGGCTATTTCGCAATTTGTTTTCTAGGCTAGCGATCCAAATATCGTCATGGAATCCGGCGCGACAGACTTCCGTTCCCCAGTACTGTAGAACCCAACGCGGAGTCAAAGTAGGCATTTCTAGTCGTTCTGCCCACCAGGGATCTACCTGCTCTCGCCATTCTCGTGCTTGCTTGGTGCGTCCTTCAAGTAAATCTCGATCCCAGCCAAATACAGAACTGACCGCATCTTTAAGAGTGCTGGCAAAACTTTCTCTGCGAAAACCATGGAAGTTTACTAGATAGTCAGCGGCTGTGTCTTTGCCGCTGCCGATAAAACCACATATACCAATGATCATACTCGTCGTCTCCACTATTAGGACGATTATATTATGATTTTTTGTTGATGTCAAACGCCATAGCGATTTTTCTTTATCACAGGTACTGGGCTACGCACATTGTTATTTTTAGGTTCGATGCTTTTTTCCGATTTATTTGGTTTGAGTGCGTCGTCCCATTCTACATCCATTGCGGTGTAAGCTTTTTTTAGCATGTCCGACTCGAGTTTTGTATATGGAACTGCGATGTTATTACGCCCGGCCCAACTTTGGTTGGTCATTGGAACATCGCAGTCTCCGTCGGTCCCGGCCGCATACATCATGATTCGATTGAGATCATAGTGTCTGTCGGCGGTGCCCGCAACACGATGCACGGCTTGTATCGCCATTTCTTGATCGCGATGAGGTTTTAGGTTACTGCGAACTAGACTTTTTTTGTTTTCATTTAAGAATTCGTAGGCTCGCATGCGATTATTTAGATCGGCACGACGTTGAAAAATTACTACTGAAGTATTGAGAAATTAGCCGGTGACCCAAGTCAATGGCATCGTTCCATCAACATAGTCTTTGATCTGCTGTTCGAGCGCATCCATTTCGGCCTGTGCTTCTGCCTTGAGTGTGGCACCGTTTAGGCCTGCCCCACCCTGAGGGCCAGCGATTTGGCTGAACTTTTCACGTGCTTCTCCCAGAATACGCTTGGCGAAACTATAAGCATAATCTTGGATCCATGGAAAACTCATGTGATCGTTCAATAACATAACGTCTGGCTTGCTGTTGTAGACCCAGAGTAGGATAGATTCTCCCCCACTACCAAAAGGTATTTTCCTCACAATAGTGAGTTTTTTGGTCACAGGATTAAAAGTATAATTCATATAACCGCCAAACATTTTCATAGCAAGTTCTTGGTATTGAGCAAACATTTCGTAGTTGACTAGCCCGCCAACACGACCGGCCACTAGCATGTAGGTGTTTAAATACCCCGAAGCAAATGGTTCAAATTGAGAAGCGGTTGTGCCAGTTACTGATCCAATACCACGTCGGAAAATCTGTCTTACTTGCTGTATTTCTCGTGGAAGAATGTATTCTTGTGTTTCTGGTAACAGTTCAAGGAAACAGTAACTTTCTTCTTGTGAATTGCCTGACCTTTGTCGGTATTTGATCAAAGCCTGATTTATGGCGAGATCGTAGTGTTCTTTATCTAATTCAACATCAACAATGCCATCGGCCAGTCTAAGTCGTATGTAATCAACAATTTCGGTTCTTTTTTTGGAAACGGTATCAAGTTGACTGCTGTCAAATTCTATAGGACCAGCGCCTGTACCGGTGCTGGAATCATAGAGACTGTCTGAAGTTACGTTGAGATTAGCGTCTAGTCCTGATTTAATTGTGGCCATTTGTGCTGTCCTGTTACCAAGTATTTATGGTAGCAAGACAGCAAATTTCACTTATTGCGCTTTCAATAAAAGTACATCGGCACTGAGGCGTCCATTAAGGCGAGTGTCTGTGGCTTTGATATCTTCTAAGAAGCGTCGCAGTTGTACTTTAGAGGCTTTGCTAAACTCGCGCAGTTTTTCCTCGGGTTTACGCAGGGTCTTGCTTACGCTCTTGGATTCGTCAAAGCCAACTAAGCTTGTGCCTTTGATGGCCAGAGACTGTGAATGACTATCGGCTACATATTTTCCCAACTTACGTGTTTTGACATTATAAACCCACAGTTCCGTGGCGCCAATTATATCCACTGGGTTGATAGATACCAATTTAAGTTCTTTGTGTTCTTTGAGAAACTTAAGGCGTGCCACTAGTTTTTCCTTGCTGGGCGCTTTCTTCACCCGAGACTTGCGCTGTATCTTTTTGGCTTTTTCAAAACTGTCGCAATCAGCAAACACACCCTCGATCCAGGCTAGTACCCGACGATAATCTGCGGCTTTGAGATGACTATAACCTTCTTTGATCTGGCTATCTTCTCCAGTTTGGGCAGCCTTAAATTCATCAAACTTGTCCTGGAACAAGGATCGAACTTTGCCGATCTGCGCCTGCGGCACTTTTTGTGCTTCTAGGAATTGATATATCTTATGATCAGTCTTAGTTGCTGTCATTGCTTCGTCAAACATGCCTTCCATCTCGCCTAATACATCAGTCATCTTTTCATTTAGGCGATCTTGTATCGTGGGCTTAGGAACCGCCACGGCTTTGACTGTAGGCTCTACCTCAATGTCAACATCGTCAGCATGGCGCATAGCATTAGTAACACATTCTCGGAAAAATTCAATCATGCGATCATTGATGGGCATACCTTGTCTATGTGCCATAACAAGGCTACACATGGTCATGGGCGTGTGTCGATCTGATGTTTTTAGGTACAGGCGTTTTTCTTCTTCGGTAAACTCAGAAGCAGTTTTAATCCATTCATTGACATATTTCCTACAGTCCTTGACCGAGTAAAAATAGTTATAATAACGAAAACTATTACGGAGATGATGATCAAATTCTTCGCGGCTCATTGTCAGAGCGCGGTCGTGGTCCCAAACCGGTTCGCCACCAATGTGCTTTTCATCGGCAAATAGAGGATTTTTGGTTCGTTTGACTTTGGCTTTGATGCTTTTACCATCTACTTTGACTTTGGCCATGGCTGTCCTTGAATAGTTGTTTAACTCGTTATATTTTATAATCTTTTGGATTTAGTGGTCAAGTGTAAATCAGCGAAGCGAATGTGATGTTTTGTTCTAAATTGTCCATATATGATTGGGCTCGAACCACCAAATCTCGGTATTTCTGTGTTTCGCGGTGTAATCTGCGGCATTCAACCGATTCTGAACTAATGTCATCTAAAATGGATTCTACAGTATTGTACATACGCTTTAGATCACGCCGGGCAACGGGATCTTTGATGATCTGTATCTGGGCGTGGGCCAGATTGGCTCGATTTCTTAGGTCCGGTTCCATATTTGACTCTAGTATATAGCTTTTTGTCCAAAAAGTCAAATCGCTAAATACTTGATGCTGAGGACTAAAAATGCCTAGATTAAGTCTCTGGAAAGACGGGAAACACACAAACGACTACAAGTTCATGGATCGTAGGATCAGTGAGATGTTTACCGTTGGTGGTACGGGCATTTTAGTACACAAATATCTTGGTCCGGTTGATCAAGGCGACACTGGTGATGCCACACAACCCAATTACATCAATCAAAGTGAAAAAAATATACAGGACCTCTTGTTTGTAGAAAATCGAGATCGCAAGTACGATTCGTCAGTGTACCGCATGCGCGGCATTTACACTCGCGGAGATCAAGATTTTGACCTTAGTCAATTTGGTATTTTCCTACAAGCCGGTACGTTGTTTATGACTTTCCATATCAACGATATGATTGAAATTTTAGGGCGCAGACTTGTTTCCGGAGACGTACTAGAACTTGAACATCTCAAAGATTATCATGCTCTTGATACTGATCTACCAACTGCCTTAAAAAGATATTATGTGGTCGGTGATGCCAGTTTTGCTGCCGAAGGTTTCAGCCCAACTTGGTGGCCACATTTATGGCGAGTCAAGCTCAATCCGCTGGTTGATAGCCAAGAATACAAAGACATACTCAACACCATCAAAGTTGATGCCAACAACGATGGGGTCGAAGAAACTCCCATTGGCGAAATACTCAGTACGTTTAACAAATACATTGACATCAATGATGCTGTTATCGAACAAGCCGAGACAGAAGTACCAAAGTCTGGCTATGATGTCACTACGCTGACCACTGATTCAAGAGACAGTCAAACCGACACTGGGTCTTATAATAAAAAACCAATGCCGGCTTATCTAGCAGGCGATGGCATTCCACCAAATGGCTCTAGTGTGTCGGCTGGTATTTCTTTCCCAGAATCGCCAACAAGTGGACAATATTATCTACGTTTAGACTATCTGCCTAATCGACTATTCAAATATGACGGTCTACGTTGGATCAAAGTTGAAGATGCTGTGAGAACTTCGCTGACCAACAATGCCAATGAAAATAAAACACTGAGATCAACCTTTACTCGAAATGTCAATACTGGTGGAAATCTCAATACCTATACCGACTCTCTGGGCAATACACATCCAGTACGTCAGAGCCTTAGCAAGGCATTCACACCCAAGGCAGATAACTGATGCCACAAGATCCTAATTTTTTCTACGATGGCCAGATAAGACGTTTTATAACTCAGTTTATCAGGCTGGTTTCAAATTTTCATGTACAGTTTGGCAAGGATCGCAACGGTAATATCAGTTTACAGCGTGTGCCGGTTATCTACGGAGATCAGAGTCGTCAAGCCGCTCAAATACTTAGAGGTAATACCGAAAACAGTCTATCAAACGTGCCAGCCATGGCTGTTTATGTTTCAGCATTTGACTATGACAGAGAGCGTGTACAAGAACCGTTCCATGTCAGCAAAATACAATTAAGACAACAAAGATACGATCCCGATACTGGCAATTATGACACAGAAAAAAGCGATTCGTTTACAGTTGAGCGTCTTATGCCTGTGCCTTATAAATTGACCTTAAAGGTTGATATCTGGACATCAAACACCGAACAAAAATTACAAATCATCGAACAGATCGCCACTCTGTTTAATCCAGCATTGGAAATACAAAGCACCGATAACTACATCGACTGGACCAGCCTTAGCGCGGTATTTTTAACCGGCACCAATTGGGATTCAAGATCGATACCTGCCGGTGGTGAGGAACCCATCAGTGTGGCTACTATGACATTTGAACTGCCAATTTGGATTTCTGCGCCAGCAAAAGTTCAAAGGCTTGGAGTTGTTTACAAGATCTTGGGCTCAATTTATGACACAGACGGAAACTTATCAAATAACTTATTTGACGATGAGACATATCTCGGAAGGCGAGTTATCTCGCCTTATGGGTATCGTGTTTTGTTCGTTGACGATAAAATCACTTTGTTAAAAAGATCTGAAATTTCAATCAATGACATGGCTCCCGAAGCAACTGCCAATTGGAAAGATCTCATCGATCATTATGGTGAATTGCGTGACGGTCTCAGTGAGATACGCTTGAAACACCATAGCAACGACTACGAGGTTGTTGGTCATGTCAGCTACAACCCACTGGTTGACAGTCAATTGATATTCAACATTGATGCTGATACTGTCCCAACTAACTCTTTAGATCCTGTTGATGCTATCATTGATCCGTTTACTGTAAATGTGGATCAGTTTGATTTGCTGTCCCCAGATATTGGTACTAGATATCTTATTTTGAATCCGATTGGAAATTCTGCCAACGCTGAAGCCGCGATAGTATGGGGAGATCCTGAGTTTATTGCCAATGCCAATGACATAATCGAATATGGCAATTCAGGATGGAGTGTGGCTTTTGATAGTCAGCAAGAAACTTCCACAGAGTATGTGACCAACTTAAATACTGGAACACAGTATAAATGGTTTGAAGGATCATGGTCAAAGAGCGTCGAAGGTCTTTATCAGGAGGGGGAATGGAGCGTCGTGCTATAGAAAGTTGCGGTGCTTTGATCTACTCTGTTTCAACTAAAAGATATCTATTCTTACTAAGGAATCACGATCGAGACCCAGGATCTTGGGGCCTAGTTGGTGGCAAGATTGAACCTGGAGAATCGGTGATTGATGGCCTACATCGAGAAATACGTGAGGAAATTGGTGAGATACAATATCGTAAAATCGTACCAATAGAAAAATTTACCAGCAACAATCAACAATTTTTTTTCCACACATTTTTAATCTCAATTGACAACGAATTTGTTCCTAAACTGAACGACGAGCACAGAGGTTTTTGTTGGGTGGCAATAAAAGATCACCCCCGGCCTTTACATCCGGGGGTGTGGCGTAGTTTCAAATTTGACTCTGTGATACGTAAATTAGAAACGATGGAATCTATATTATCCTAGATCGGCTTCAACAACAAATTCTCTAGTTGAAACAGTTCTAAAATTCAAAACATCTTTCCATTCATTGGGAACATGGCCGTCGGCGCTGAAGCCTTGTACCAATACAAAATCAACATCAGGGTAGGTATCAAAAACTATACGCATGGCCTTGGCCCAGAATGGATGGTTGTCGTCCATTTCACAGCCCAACAAAAAGATCTTGTCGTGCCCATCGAAGGCTGCTAAGTAAGCGGCAATCGCTCCTGCATTCCATGAAGGATCTTGCGGGATCAAGTAAAACTTGCCAGGATAATCAAGAACCTGGCCTGCATTGGAATAAACAATATGATTATCGCAGTATCCATTGCTGGCGATTTCAGCGGCGTTTTCGCGACCAATAGTCACTAAAAAATCACATTCAATATCTTTGTAGACATCATTACAGCCATAAGTCTGTAATTTTGAACTTCCTAATAGGCCACCTTTGTGATTCTTGATCAAGCTCATGTCAAACTGCTCGCGTAACCAGCCTCCGCCGAGCACTATGGCCTGTGTAGTAATATGATTGTTAAAAACATTGTTTGGTACCCACTCTTTTTCGTACTGTTGCGCTTGACCTTGTAGTGTCATGCGTGTTGTGACATCTTCACCGGTATATGAAGAGCGGTATTTTTGTTCAATTTTGTACATAGTTGGCTAGCTCCAAAAATTCTATATAGTACTTATCAAAAATCAAGCAGAAATGTACGTTGCGGCTAGTTTTACACCGTTACCTGCGGACACTCCTGTATATAAAAGACGCACATTTCCACTGCTGATATCTGCGGTTATATCTCCCAATGATGCGTTAGTTGATGTTTCGCCATAGACTGTGACTGTGGCAGTTGTACCGTCGTGTACCAATAGAGCCTCAATGATGTTGTAATTACTGCCGTTAGATATTGTTATCAAATACTTTGCACCTTGATAAGTGGCAGCAACAAAAGTATCAATGACAGTAGCAGTTGTATTAACAGATGTTGTTGATGGAGATACAATAATTTTATTAATAACAGGTGCTGTCAGTGTTTTGTTTGTCAGAGTTTGTGTATCTGTTAATGTTGCCATTCCGTCCACTGACAACGAAGCTTTGACATATCCCACCGACGACGACGATCCTAAAAATGATCTTTGGAAATACACGCTGACGTTGGAACTATCACCGGTACCCAACAATCGTATGTTGCTGTCATTGATATCAGCAGTGAGACTAACCACTTCATAGTTTGAATTACTTAGTACAACAGCATACTCTGATATATAGACATCGGTTCCATCTGACAACACGTCAACAGTTGAAGTTTTATAACGGCCATTTGTGTTATCTACTGCTGATACTGTCCATCTCACTGAAGTAGATCCACTGGAGGCAATGCTGTTAATCACTGTCTGCGATGTTGTTACTGCTTTACTTCCTACATAAATGTTACTGTTTTCAAGATTTGGTACGAATGTGAGTCCAGTTGAACCAATGGTGATAGGATCTTGAGTAGTCAGTTTCCAGAGTGTTCCTGCGTACTCGGTTCCTTCAACGGTGTTTACTATCACGCCAGATGTGACTTCGGCGTTTTGATTGGAATCTAATGTCCTGGTCCATGTGCCGTTACTGCCTGATCCCAGTGTGGAAACAAAATAGATACCATTTTGACTAGCATTGGTTTGCCCTACTACCAACACACGATCGTTGACTTGTAGATTTACTCCGTCAACTGTGGCAGGAGCGCCGCCTGAGAGTGTGATGTTGTTGACCGCGGCCGCACGACAACTATTTTTAAAATCCGAATCTTGTAGTTGCGTTAAACGCGGTCTAGTTAATCCCATTATTATAATGTCCTGTTTATCGAGTATTTATCTTGACTATTTTGTTACAGATCGTCCAACAAAAAAGGCCCTCTCGGGCCTTTTTTGCTGTTTTTGTACAACAATGATTAATAGCGGCCAACTGCCACTTCAATCACGCCACTTTGACCATCAAAGTTGGCCAGGGCTTTACCAATCACTTGGCCAATCTGTGGTGTGCGTGTCACTGTAGCATGTCCGTTGCCAGAAGCTACCAGCATGTCGCCTTTGCGTACTGCGCCAGTGACCTTACAAGGAACACGACCTGTAAACGCCACTGCCACTACGTTGGCGCCGCGGAGTCCGGAGTTCATCAAGAAACCTGGAGCACTAGATACCACGCCAGCGATACGTGCTGAACCTGGAGCAGCTATAGTAACTTCTTCAGCACCACCAAACTCAACCACTGTACCGGGCTCGTAGGCCTTGTCTGCTTGATAGTTCTCTGCCAAGTCAGCGTACTGTGCTGTTGTTGCTTGACCATTGAATGTGGTAGCATACACAGTATTAAACTTGAACGAACTTGAGCCTAAATTGAGCGTATTGTCGGTTGTTGGTGTCAAGTTACCACCGATAGTGGTATTGCCAGGCAGAGCCGAAGCATCGCCAATCACTGAGTAATTGGTGCCATCTGTGGTAAGTTCCCACTTGTCTGAAGTTTCGTTCCAACGGATCTGCACTGCAGGATCATCACCGCGTAGCACACGCAAACCAGCATTCTGGCTAGGTGCACCTGTGGTAACATCACTGTTGAGGTCGATGATGTTGTCAGCAACACTGAGTGTTGTGGTATTGACTGTGGTTGTCGTGCCTGATATAGTCAAGTTACCTGTGACTGTCATGTCGTCATCGACACGTACCACACCTGTGCCATTGGCCGTGAGTGTGAGATCTGTGTTGGTGGTCTTGCTGGTGATCGTGTCTGATTTAATGCCTGTGGAAAATGGCACAGCATTACCACTGCTGGTATTGATGTTGGTACCTTCTTCGATGGTCAGCGTACCTTTGACTTGTACCACACCTGAACCTGTTGGATCTAGCTCAATGTCTCCCGAACCTGAAGTTTGGAACACTAGATTCTGGTTGGCGTCGGCCGAAACCACGATGTTACCCGAATCTTCTTGTAATACTTTCTGTCCGTTAACATACAGAGATCCAGGACCAACGTAGACGTCTTTCCATTGTTTGGTAGAGCTACCTAGGTCATAGGTAATGTCTGTGACTGGCAACATAGCGTTGGCAGTAAAAATAACAGCAGTTGTACCATCAATTTTAACATCAACATTGGAACCAGTACCAGTATCATTGATCTCGATTGACGAGTCGTTTTTGTTGATCTTTGATACTGCTACGTTACCCGATAATGTCAGATTACCTGATGTTGAACTGATCGCGCCGGTTGCGGCGTTGATCTGTAATGGGCCTACTTGTAGACCATTTTTAACTACGAAAAATCCTGCGGCCATAGTTCCATATCTCCCTTCTGGCGTTGTTTAGGAACCAGGAAGCCCTATGCTTCCTGTTCCGGTTTTAAAATCAAACTACGATGTAATCTTTCTTGATTACTACGTTTACTGTTCCTGATGCGGCTGCGTAGCGCAGACGTACATCACTGCCACTGATGTCAGCGGTTACAGTACCCAATGATGCGTTTGTTGCTACGATGCCGTACTCAACCATTGTGGCTGTCGTACCATCGTGTATGACCAACACTTCACTGATCTCGTAATCGCCACCAGCAGTGGATGCTTGTACTAGATACTTGGCCGAACGATAAGTTGCTTTGGCAAACGTATCAACGTTGGTGGCTGAAGTAGTACATGCGGTGCTGGCTCGCGAAGTCACAAATGCGCCGCTGGTATCAATTTTAGTTGTTACCGCACCCGAAGATGTGCCTGTGTAGATATTGATCGCTGAGTCTGTGGGCTCAATCTGCATGTATCCGTTTGCGCTGGCTACACCCGAAATCGTGGATGTTGTCAACAAACGGCGTACATCAATCACGTCGCCGGCTTGTGGTGCTTCAGTAAATGTCAGCGATGTGCTTGCCACCGAGTAAGCAGTGGTTGGGATCTGTACCACACCGTTGATTGCTACCACTGTTCCAGCAGTGGTTGATGCCGCACCTAAAGTGAATACTGTGGTTGTTCCATCACCGTTGAACGATTCTGCTGTGATAACTGTGAAGTCGCCACCAATGTTACGCCATGCAGATCCGGTGTACAGTTCTGCTGTTCCTGTTGAAGAGTTGTAGCGGAACATACCTTGTGCGGCAGTGGCTGGACGTTCACCAGTTGTACCAGATGGAATACGCATGGAATCAGTGCCAATGATATTGAGTCTAGCACCTGTGAGCAAATCACCGCTGGTACCATCGCCACCAATGATCACTTGATCGTAGGTTGAGTTGGCCACTGAGCGGAATAGTCCTGCTACGGTTGTACCATAATGTTGAATATTTTGTCCGGCTGTCTGCTCATCGTTGACTACTAGACTATCTACATTGGTAGTATCAAAGTCTGCGTTGGCACCAGTTACTGTACCAGTAACAGCTAGATTGCCTGTGATACCAGCGTCTGTGGTCACCGATAAGCTGTCAAGTGTTGCGGCACCCGAAGAATCAATGGTAGTAAACGCACCTGATGATGCTGTTGTTGCACCAATTGTTGCACCGTTAATTGCTCCGCCGGTTACAGAGATATTTGAGAACGAACTGTTTCCAGTTGATGTAACATTACCAGTTACATCACCAGTCAAGTTACCTGTGACATTACCTGTGACATTACCAGTTACGTTACCTGTCAAGTCACCTGTGACATTGCCTGTGACATTGCCTGTGACATTGCCTGTCAAGTTACCAGTTACGTTACCTGTCAAGTCACCTGTGACATTACCTGTGACATTGCCTGTCAAGTTACCAGTTACATTACCTGTCAAGTCACCTGTGACATTACCTGTGACATTGCCTGTGACATTACCAGTTAGATCGCCTGTGACATTGCCTGTGACGTTACCTACTAGGTCGCCATTGAAGTTATCTGCTGATACGTTGCCTGTAAACGAGCCAGTTGTACCAGAAATATTACCTGTGACATCGCCTGTTAGGTTACCTGTGACATTGCCTGTCAAATCACCAGTTACGTTACCAGTTACGTTACCAGTTACGTTACCGGTAATGCCTCCGTTAAAGGTTGCGGCTGGACTTACCGTTAGTGAATCACCATTGATGTTTATGCTTTTGCCAGATGAGCCTGTGATAGTAAGATCTTCACCAGCGGCTGCTGTTATAGTTTGTACGCCTGCAATGTTACCAGTTAGATCACCAGTTACGTTACCAGTTACGTTACCTGTGACGTTACCTGTGACGTTACCTACTAGGTCGCCATTGAAGTTATCAGCCGATACGTTGCCTGTAAACGAGCCAGTTGTACCAGAAATATTACCAGTTAGATCACCAGTTACGTTACCAGTTACGTTACCTGTGACGTTACCTGTGACGTTACCTACTAGGTCGCCATTGAAGTTATCTGCCGATACGTTGCCTGTAAACGAGCCAGTTGTACCTGAAATGTCACCTGTGACATTACCTGTGACATTACCTGTTACGTTACCAGTAAATTCTGCGGCTATTAGGTTTTTGTTAAAGTTCCAAGTATCTGAACCGCTGTTGTATGTGATTGTTGCGTTGGCGCCATCAACTGTTAGACCAGCACCATTGGCTGCTGCAGCATCAGCTGCGCCTTTGGCCACTGTCACGTTAAGGTCTGCGATCTCAACTGTGGTTGATGACACCGATGTCAGTGTACCTTGTACGGTTAGGTTTCCGCCAATGACAGCACCGCCACCAACATATAAACTACCACCAATGCCAGCACCGCCTGCGACTGTCAATGCACCAGTTGTTGAACTTGAAGCTGCGGTAGTACTGTTTATAGCAACATTTGATGTTGAAGATGTTGTAATAGCCGAGTTTGTAAATGTCAGCGAAGTGGTTCCGTCAACAGAAACAATAATATTGGATTGGGAAGCACCGTTGGTGTCACTGATGATAATCGATGAATCATACTCAACGATACGATCGCCACCACTTGAAATTTGTGCGTCAACATAGGCTTTTGTGGCTGCGTCGGTGTTGCTCACCGGAGTGGCAATATTGGCTACTAATACGCCATTGAAGTTGGTAGAAGTTGTCACCGACAAGGTTCCGGTTGACACCGAAGTTGCCGTTACATTACCAACAACATCACCATTGAAGTTGTCAGCACTAACGTTGCCTGTGAAAGAGCCAGTTGTACCAGAAATATTACCTGTGACATCGCCTGTTAGGTTACCTGTGACATTGCCTGTCAAATCACCAGTTACGTTACCTGTGACATTGCCTGTGACATTACCAGTTACATCGCCTGTCAAGTTACCTGTGACATTACCAACAACATCACCATTGAAGTTGTCAGCACTAACATTGCCTGTGAATGCGCCAGTTGTACCAGAAATATTACCTGTGACATCGCCTGTCAAGTTACCTGTGACATTACCAGTTACATTACCAACAACATCACCATTGAAGTTGTCAGCACTAACGTTGCCTGTGAATGCGCCAGTTGTACCAGAAATATTACCTGTGACATCGCCTGTCAAGTTACCAGTTACGTTACCTGTCAAGTTACCTGTGACATCACCTACGACATCACCGTTGAAGTTGTCTGCTGATACGTTGCCTGTGAAAGAGCCAGTTGTACCAGAAATATTACCTGTGACATCGCCTGTCAAGTTACCAGTTACGTTACCTGTGACATTACCAGTTACGTTACCTGTCAAGTTACCTGTGACATCACCAGTTACGTTACCTGTCAAGTTACCAGTTACGTTACCAGTTAGATCGCCTGTGACGTTACCTGTGACATTACCAGTTACGTTACCAGTTAGATCGCCTGTGACGTTACCAGTTACGTTACCAGTTAGATCGCCTGTGACGTTACCAGTTACGTTACCAGTTACGTTACCAGTTACGTTACCAGTTAGATCGCCTGTGACATTAGTTGCGCTAATGTTGCCACTAAACGTGCCATCTACCGCTTCAACGTCAGCAAATTCTGCGTCTGCGTAGGCTGTGATATTGATAGCACCAGCTGTGCCACCTGTTTCTGTAGTCAGTACTGCTGCAAATTTGTCTTCGGATTCGTCCCAAATAAAAGCGGCGTTTACGTTACCTACGCCTGCAACTGAGGCCAAGTTACGATTGACTAAAATACCAATGTCATAACTGGGTGCTCCAGTATAGCCGTTGTTGAAAATGACCAGTGGGTCATTGATGTATGTGTTCGTGCTTTGTACTGTGCTAGTGTCTCCACTAACAGATAAGTTACCAACGATGGTAACGTTTGAATTCAGTGTGAGATCAGGGTTGAATACCGAACCTACCAGTGTACCTGCTTTAATCTTGGTATACTCAATGGTTGCGTCCGTGATCTGATTGTTTTTAATTCGTGTAATATTAGGCATTCCTGTGCGCTCCTAAAGTGTTTCAAATAATATTTACCGAAATCGTGAGGAAACACCGTCCGTGACAAGGATTTTTAATATGTTAGTCAGGGGCGGTTGGGGAATGTTGTATAGAAGTTTAGGTCGTACTAGACCTTGCTATATGAATTTTGACTGAATGTCTTTAATTTTATTTATATTACCAAGTTGAAAGCGCGGCTCTTACCCAAGTATTTTGCGCTATACACACATATATGTAGGTATTATCATAGGCTACTTGTCCAGAATTACCGGTACTAGTAGACGATGATGGCGCTGTAGGTGAGGCCAATCTAGTCGCCACAGTGGTAGCTAAAAATCTCACATCAATGATGTCTGTGACTTGGGGAATCTCAACAAAAGTGATGGTAGTCCCTGATACTGAATATGCGGCTGGACTCTGTATCACACCATTCAATGACACCAGTATTGAATCTGTGGTGGCAGATTGATCTAAACTGTAAGAATCTGACGATCCATCGGGTACAACAATCTGGGATTCAATGTTATTAGACATTTTAACCCAGACTGTACCATCGTAGAATTCTACCGATGCTAATTCAGCATTGTATCTTATATCTCCGGCTACAGGCTGTGCTGGGCGTTGTGCGATAGTGCCAGAAGGAAGATTTATCGCTGAAGTAATATCAAAATCTATGGTTGCTCCGTCAAGGCTGGTTATGGTATTATCACTCAGTGATAAGTTCCCAACAGTGAAACCAATATTTGAAAAATAACTATTTTGAACACCGTCAACTGTGATCACTACACTGGTATTATTAGCAATGATTGACGTATTGCCGCTGACTATACGATCATCGTTGAAATTGACAAAATAGTTGTCAACATAGCCTTTGTTAACAGCATCATCATTGTCTACCGGTGTGCTGACACCTACTATTCGGGAATTATTAACTAAAATGACCCCAGTGCCACTGGGATTCAGTGAAATATTTCCGTCAGCATCAAGACTAGAAATTTCATTGCCATCTATTTTTACATTATCAACTGTTAGAGACTGTAGATCAGAAATAGATAAGAGTGTTGCTCCTAAATCAACTGTTGATGTTCCAATGGTGATATTTTTTGATGTTACCAACCCCGATGATACTGTAAAATTGTTGCTGTCAAAAACAGCAATGCCTTTGTCAATGTTGCTGGCATCATTGATGGCTACATCACCATCAGTGACTGTAAAATACGTATTTGAAAAACTAGATATACCTTTAGTAGAAGATGTAGCTGTGTCTACTGTAAAAGTTGCTAAATTGTTGTTATTATCATAACTGATAGATATGCCCGATTGTGTAGCATTGGCCAACAGTGCTCCGGTAACATCTTCGGAAATATTGGTGTTAATCGTGACCACGCCATCAGTGACCACAAAGTTATTGGTATCAAACTGCGCTACACCCAGCGACGTTGTGGTTGCTGTTGGTACATCAAATACGATTTTATGTGTGATATTATCATAACTAACGGAAATGTTTTCGTGAGTGGCACCAACACCGCTGATCATTGCTCCGGCAACGTCTTGTACATAATCGTCACGAACAGAAACAGCGCCGTCTGTCACTGAAAAATTGTTGGTTTCAAAACTGGCAACACCGCGACTGACTGTTGTTGCTATGTT